AGGGTTAGGTGGTATATCTGATGCAGCAACCAGAGCAAAACTCGCAACCCAATTGCTAGGTAAAGAAGCAAAAACAATTGACTTTAAAAAAGTCGCTGAAGATTTCAATGCAGCCACTGCTAGTTCAGAGAAGTATTCTAGTGCTATCAAAGCAGGTGCTGCCGCTCAAGGATCGCTCGATTCTAACATGCGTAATCTTACAATTGCGCTGGTGCAAGTGATCGAACCCTTAAACAAGATAGTTGCTTCTATCAATATCAGTTCTGATGCATTTGCTAGCATCATCAAAATTATCGGCTATGCGGCCGGCGCATATTTTATCTTTGGTAAAGGATTAGGCGCGGTTAAAGGTACAATGGATATATTGCTACCTGCGTTAAGAGCGGCCGGCGGCGCATTCGCATTCTTGGGTGCGCAAGCATTGTTAATTAAAGGTAATTTCCTACAAATATTCACTAATTTAGGTAAGATGGTCGGCGCATTATTTGGTGCAGGCACTGCATCAGTATCATTAGCAGCCGCACTTGCAGCCGCATTGCGTGTAGGCCTACGATTCCTAGGTGTAGTTGGTATTGTCATGGCAGTAGTTGAAGCAGTTAATTTCTTAATTGATGCAATTACCGGATTTAATGTCCTTGATGCCGCTATCGATAAATTTGGTCAATTATATAATGCTGCTAAGAAATATCTTGGTCTTGGTAAAGAAGAAGGTCCTAAAGGTCGTAGTTATTCTGCCGATGACGCCAAACACATGCAAGAGCAGGTTGAGCAGATTAAGCGAGGTCAAGAAGCCATCAAGAAATTCAATGGTGAAGTGGCTAAGTCTACATTAGACTCACTGCAAGCATTGCAAATTCAAGGTCAAAGTTTAAGTAATCTAGGATTTAGATTAGGCTTTGAGAAATCATTAATTGGTCTTACTGAAGACCAAAAAGAACTACAATCTCAGTTGTATGATATTGAAGTTCAACGGCTTGACAAACAAGAAGAATACGCAAGATCAGTCAAAAAACTTCAACAAGAACAATCAACTACTACTGATGAAGAAGCCAATAAGTTGATCGGGATTAGAATCAAACTTGTACAAGATGAGGCTAAAGAGTCTAGTGATTTATACGCTAGGCACAAACAAGGCATTGGTGATCAACTAGTGTTGTTGCAAAGTGCCAGAGCAATTGAAGCAGACCGTCTGCAACAGCAAGAGAATATGGTTAAGGCATTCGACGACCAGCTGGCTCGCCAACAAGCGATAAGTGGCTTGATGCAATCAGCCAATGATAAACTGATTGATGTTAAATTTGCTGGCGCCCAAGCAAATTAAACA